GTCGCCGTAGAGGAGCTGCCCTCTGTGACGTTACGAACGCCCTGTTCGCCGCGATCAATTCCGTAGAAACGGTCTGCCATGTCTGTTCTCCGTGAAGAGAGGGGCGAGCCAGTTACCCAGCCCGCCCCGCTTTATTACGCCGTGTAACGACCGATGAGCTTCACCGTGCCGGTTGCGTCAGCCGCAGCCGTCAACGTGAGAGCCACATCGTAAAACACCGACGGGTCGCTGGTAAGACCGAGGGCTTCCCACAGCTCCTTGCCGGAGTTATCAATCGTGAACACCGCAGCCTCATGCAGAACATCCACGCCGTTGAGCGCGCCGTCCTTGAGGGACAGAGCCGAGGCGAAGAAGTCAGCATCCTGCACAGCGCCGCCGTCTTTAGCGGTGCGATACAGGCCGATGTCCGAGATCGTCGTCGTGCCGATGTCCGGCGAGTAGATGCGCAGATCGGTCATGACCGCATTCGAGGGAACGCGGAACATCCGATAGGTTGAGGCGATACTATCACCAGAAGTGATAGCGGCCGTCGCAACCTCGATACGCTCGAAGCCACCATCAACCCGAGGGCTGTTGAGGACTGCGGGCAACGCATCTGCATTGGTAACAAGGGTTGATTTAACTGCTACAACTGCCATTTTCCTTTACTCCCTTATTCCGCGCAGAGGATGTCAACGACCTTCTTCTCTTCCGTGCGCGTGGCACCGAAGGTACCCATCAGATAGATCTGATACGGGTGCGAAGAAAGATCACGACGCTGCGTGATGTCAGACATGATGTCGTTCCACATACCCAAGTGAACGCCCGAGGGCACCCACACAGGGCAGCGACGATGGCTCGAGCTCGTCGGCAGACGCTCGGTGTGGATGAAGTTGATGCCCAAGAACTGCATCACCTTTCCATCCTTCATCACCGGAGTGTCGCTGTTGAAGTCGCTCGAGACCACTTGGATCTGGCCCAAGAGGTCGTCGTGCTGCTCGGCAGAGATGGCGCAATACACCGGCTCCGCGTCGAGATCGACTTCGTTTTCCATCAGGATGCGACGCGCTTCGCGCAGCTTGTCGACCGTGAGGCCCACGTTGCCAGAGGCAGCGTAGTTCACAGCAACGCGCTGGTTCGTCGTGTCGAAAGCCGTGGTCGTGCCACCAGCCTCGCCCGTCTTGTTGTCGTTAAGCATNCCGGCAATGATCACATCGTCCATCGCACGGCCCATCGCGTACAAACCGTTCTGCGCATAGGCAGACTGCGGGTCAGCGAGGAGACGGAGCTTGTCGAAGTTGTCGATCAGGTCGGCCCANTCGAAGTCTTCCGGGAACACCCAACGACGGTTGTTCGGGGTGTTGACCGGGACGATCGGCTGGTAGCGGGTCGAAACCGCNCGNGCAGCGGTAGCACCGTACTGCGTGACGACTTCAGACGCCTTGCCCTTGTANGAACCAGTCTGCACAGAGGTGCGCAGCTTGGAGCCCTTTTGCTGCAAAAGCAGCGAGATGTTAGTGCCGTACTGTACGGCATAAACTGATGCAATATTATCGGCCATGATAGCCCTCCAAAAAAACTAAATATGTAGTGTTTCTCGGATAGCTTGTCCGTTGCCGGGGCCAAATCCTTGTGGGATACGCTCCCACCGCTCGGTCGTCTTTCCGACTGTCAGCGGGGTCTTGCGACTTGCCCGATCCTAAAAAAAGAGACCCGAGATCTCTCCCGGGTCTCAANGCCTNTCGGCTCTCTAGGAGATACGCACGAATGATACACACGCGCGTACCACACTAGCAACTACTCTGTAAATAGCTCCGGGTTCGCCATACGCTGCAANCGCATCATCTCNTCGATNGCACCCTGCCGAACCTTTTCGTCACGGTTCATGTAACGGCCCATGAACTCCTGATCGGCGAACATTCCAGCGATCTTGTTCTTCGCTGCCTGCGGGGTGAGCGCACCACCAGCCGTGCCCTCGGCGGCCACGAATGTGCCCTCTGCGAACGACGCACCGATTGAATGAAAAAGCTTCAGCATTGGCCCGGTGCCGATCGCTTCCTCGAGTCGCTCAAGAGAGTCGGCGTCGATACCGGCGTCTGCACCAAACTTCGCCACAGCCCGCTTGGCAAGCTCGACGTTCTGATCAGCCGCGGCACCCCATTCCCGGCGCAGAGCGGTGAAATCTTCCTCGGACTTGGCAAGGAACGATTCGCGCTCCATCTCTATCCGCTTGCCGGACGTTTCATTCCACCATTCGGCCAGCCCCTTGGCTTGCTTACTTGTCAGCCCCAGATCGTGCAGGACTGGAGAGACCGCTTGCGCGAACGAACCGTCGTCCCCTTCCGGTACTGGCAGTTCGTACTTATCGGCGCTCTCCGGGCGTCCTAGGCGGTTATAGACGGCACTCCAGCCCTCTGCGTCGTCGTCCGACTTGGGGGCGAGAATGGTGCGTCCAGCCTTGTCAGCGCCGAATACCTTCTCGAGGTTCTGGTAGGAGAGCAGCGCGTCGGCTGGCCCCTTCCATCCCTTGGCCTTGACTAGTTCACCTAGTTGACTAGCCGTGCCTTGGTCGATCCCTTCCGGCGCGTACCACGCGGGAGCCGCTGCCGGAGCAGTCGGGTTGCCTGCTGATGCAGACCCTTGATCGTCACTCATCGATGAATTCCTCTTGCAGATTGGTCAAGGTCTTTTCGTCCAGTTGCAGCGCCTCGACAATGAGCTGCACCGTTTCTTGTCGGCCAACCATGCGACCGACCTCGAACATATCCGTCGCGCCTGTTTTGTCCGATGCGACCGGGGGCTTCCCGTAACGGCTGAACCGCTTCAGATGGGCAATGATGATCTGGCCGTCTTCTGACAGCTTGTTAGTCTTGCCATCGATGAGCGCCCGCTTGTAGGCACGGGAGCGGAACATCACTCGAGCGATTCTCGAGCGCATCACAGAGATCATGCTCGGCATCAGCGCTTCCTCAACCAAGTCAGATATTCAGCGCCTTCCTCTGGCTCCCACCAGACCTTGACCATATCGGGATGGTTGTCCGGCAACAGCGGGTTGATCGTTGTCAGCCCGCATGGCGAGAGCGCGTTATCGCGGAACCCTCGCTCCTTGGCGTAACGGTCGTACACCTTGTACGAGGCCACCTTCATCAAGTGCATTGTGATTCCCGAGATCGGGTCTTTCAGCACCGAGTAAGCGCTTTCGTGCTTATGGCCTGCGACGTAGATGTGATCGCGTGTTCCGAGCATTGCGGCCTTCATCGGGCCGTGAGCCGGATTCCAGATTGACGAGCCTGCGTGGTCGTGGCGGGCGTTCACACGCACCTCGCGCCCGTTCGGAAACTTCAGCGCTATGCGGGCCTCGGACGACTTGTACAACGTGCTTTGCTGTTTTGCGATCCACTTGATTGGGTCTCCAGATCCAGACCACATATCGTGATTGCCGCCGATCATATACAGCCACCGGCAGCGATCGATGAACCATTCGGCTAGACGCCAAGCCTGCGCGGCAGACGTTGCCTGCTCTCCGTAAAGCCTTGCTAGACGGCCTACCCAGTTATTGGTCGTATCGCCCACATTGCAAGCGAACAGCCCCTCGGTGCGATTGCAAAGATCGGTGTGTCGCTCGAGCGCCTCGATGTCGGTGCCGTCGTCGTCAACGTGCGGGTCGCCAAAATGCAACAGGCCGATCGGGCCAGCGATTTTGATGCGAATCGGAATGAGCTTTGACGCCTCTTCGTGTTCGCGCTTGTGGGCGAACTTGCGCTTGCGCTGCTCAATCAGCTCGTCGATTGAAACGTCGTCGTCCGGCAGCGGCGTAAATTCAAACTCTTTCTTGATTGGAGTTTGACGTCCGGGCTGATATGTCGAGGTTGGGATGGTCGCGCCTTTACCCTTCATGCGCTTGAGGCGGTGCAAGAGTGTGCGCTCGTTGAGCCCCAGCTCCGCGGCTGCTACCGCCCGTATCCCATTGTGCTTGCGTAACGTCTCGAGTATCTGATCGTCCGTTGCCTTTGCGGCTACCACAGCATCACCTTTTGCGAGTTACTTTGATGCCGAGTTCCTTTCGGCGCTCTGCTGTCCGGGCATCGTCCCTAACAGCAGTCCATTCCAAATGCCCGTCAATGAGCCTGTATTGTTCTTTATGGGTGAGCGCGCAATCGCAGCACTCGGTGTAGGTGTATCCCTTTACGCGGTACCAGATTCCGTCGTACATCTGGACGACAGGTACATTCGCATCTCGTCTTGCCTTCGAGCCAC